CGTCGGCCTACGCGTTCCCGCCACGAACTCGTCGTGGTGCGGAATGGGCAGCCATGCAAGCAACGTATTTACCATGTCGTATCGCGCATGGGGGACAACCATGATTTGGGTGTCTTTAACAACAATGTGTCCGCGGTGGAAAGGGCCATGGTTGAGCGATACTTTTTGTGTAAGGTTGGGGAGGAGTACCACCCTGCGGTCCGCACCACACGTGGTGAATGGGACACCGGAACGCTTCGTGCGTTCCGTGCGGAGTGTGTTTCCTACGTATCGGCTCGTGCCACCTCGGTTTCGCTGCGTCAAGTGGTGAACATGTACCGTGGTGCCAAGAGGCGTATATATGAGAACGCACTGCGCAGTCTCTACCGCACCCCCCTCAACCGCAAGGACGCCCATTTGCGTCCTTTCACCAAATTCGAGAAACAGTCACTAGACAAAGCCCCCCGCATCATCAATCCGCGATCGCCAAGATTCAACCTCACGTTGGGTAAGTATCTTAAGGGTGCTGAGAAGCACTTCTATGAAGCGATCAACAGGTGTTGGGGGGCGCACACTAGTCACACAGTCATTAAGGGGCTTGACAGCTTTGCTGCCGCACGGGTCATGCGGAGCAAGTGGTGCCGTTTTGCCCGTCCAGTAGGCCTAGGGTTGGACGCAACGAAATTCGACATGCACGTCAGTGTATGGGCGTTGCTGTACGAACATGGGTTCTACAATGGCACATTCAACAGTGCCGAGTTGGAGAGGTTGTTGTCTTGGCAGCGGAACAATGTTGGTACCGCGTATTGCCCAGATGGCACCGTGCACTTCATGATGCCAGGCACGAGGAGCAGTGGTGATTTGAACACATCGTTGGGCAACTGCCTGATCATGTGCGCATTGCTGTTCGACTTGTGCAAGTCGCTTGGAGTTGACGCGGAACTCGCCAACAATGGAGATGACTGTGTGTTGATTTTTGAAGAGTCCGATCTCGCGGCTGTCGTGGCCGCGATCCCTGGCTACTTCATGCGCAAGGGGTTCCGTATGACCGTGGAGGCACCCGTGTACACATTCGAGGAGCTTGAGTTCTGCCAGTCTCGGCCGGTTGAGCTCGCTACTGGGTGGTGCATGGTTCGTGACGTCCGTACGTGTCTTAAGAAGGACCCTATGTGCCTGATTCCTCTGCCCAACGATAAGGTGTTTCGTAAGTGGTTAGGGGCAGTCGGGGAGTGTGGGGTTGCCTCGGTGCCGGGCAGCCCGGTGCTGCAGTCGTTCTACAACGCGTTTTATCGGAACGGAGTTAGGGCGACTGACAAGTTCAAGGCTCACCTGTTTAAAAACACGGGTGTTCTTGAGCGTATGTCAGCACCGCGGGATGGTGCTATCTCGGACAACGCCCGTGCGTCGTTTTATCGTGCCTTCGGTGTCACGCCGGACTATCAGATTGCTCTTGAGCATTATTTCGATCGTCTGGACATCGTTGGGCTCGGTGATGGGCCACGCGTGGGCAAGGTCGAGAACAGCCCACCCGCCTTCCTGCGGCACCTGTAATGAACGGACAATTCAGAATAAATCAACATGCCAGTGAAAGTGCTGACGAAGAAGAAGAAGAAGACCGCGCGCATGCGTGCCGCTGCGCGGAATATGGGTTCTGCCGAGCCCTCCGCTATCGGCAAATTGTTGCGGCAAATGGGTACTTTGGGTGGCGGCGCCTTGGGCGCTTACGCCGGCATGCCGGCAGCTGGCTCCGCGGCCGGCAACTCCCTAGGGGCTGCGATCTCGAAGTGGCTCGGCTACGGCGACTATACGGTGGGTACGAATTCAGTTGTCTCTCGTGCGAGCACTGGTATCCCTATGATGCACAAGGACGGCCAGACTGTCACCGTGCGACATCGGGAGTTCATTGCCACCATTCCGTCTAGTACGGATTTTGTCGTTCAGAAGTCGTTTCAACTCAACCCGGGCAATCAAACTACATTTCCCTGGTTGTCCACCATTGCCAATTCGTTCCAGGAGTACCGGTTCAAGGGTGTGGTGTTTCATTACATCCCCACCAGTGGGCATGCTATTTCCGGGACGAGCCCATCTCTTGGGTCTGTGAT